GACCCACGGAAGATCACCAACGCGAATGTCAGCATCGCGGTATCTGACGCTTTTATGGAGGCGGTTCGTTCGAAGGCTCAGTGGACGTTCCGGTTCCCCGACACGAGCGACCCTGCCTACGACGTTGAGTGGGATGGAGACATTCGACGCTGGGAGTCTGAAGGGCGACCAGTGGTACTTCACGAGACAGTTGATGCGGTCGCAGTATGGGACAGGATCGTCCAAGCGGCGCACGCCTCCGGCGAGCCGGGGCTCGTCTTCCTCGATCGATACAACGATCTCTCAACTGCGCGAGGCATTGAACGAATCATCTGCGTCAACCCCTGCGGAGAGCAGGGACTTGGACCCTACTCGGTCTGCAACCTCGGCTCTATCAACCTATATCCGTTCGTCACGCCAGCCGATGGCGATTCGCCAGCGTCGTTCAGTTGGTCAACGCTCGCGCTCGTCACCCGTTCCGCCATCCGATTCCTCGACAACGTGATCGACAAGACCACGTACTTCCTGCCCGAGACACGGGCGCAGCAGATGAAGTTGCGCCGCATCGGGTTGGGTACGATGGGGCTTGCCGACGCTCTCGTGGCTCTCGGGCTTCGTTACGGTTCGCCCGAGGCGGTCGAGTTCACGAGTCGTGTCTATCAGACGCTGAAGGACCAGTCCATCATCGCCTCGATGGAACTCGCTCGTGAGAAGGGTCCGGCTAAGGGGTGGGACAAGTCCATGTGGCAGCGTCCGTACCTCTCAGACTTCGCGGACCGATACCCGTTCTTCAACGAGGACGAGGAATCCCTCCGCAACCTGTTCCTGCTGACGCAGGCTCCGACCGGCACCACGGCCCTGTTCGCAGGCGTCAATGGTGGCATCGAGCCCTACTTCAGCCTGAAGACGTTCCGCTCCGACCGGACCGGCGAGCACTGGGTGTACGCCAAGGCCGTCGCGGAGGTCGTTGACGAGAAGGTCCACAGCGACCCGAACGACGACTTCGTGAAGACGTTCTACCCGTTCATCGTGACCGCCGACGACGTGACCGTGCAGGAGCACATCGCCATGCAGGCAGCCGCCCAGAAGTGGGTGGACTCGTCTGTCTCGAAGACCATCAACGCGCCGTCCGACCAGTCCGTCGAGGACACGGCAGCGGCGTACTGGATGGCGTACGACGCCGGCCTGAAGGGTCTGGCGTACTACCGGGACGGCTCCCGCACCGTGCAGGTGCTGTACGCCTCCGACCCCAACGAGCGCATCAGCCAGTTGGAGAACGAGGTCGCTGAGTTGACCGCCAAGTTGAACAGTCCGTTCCGCGCAGCCGTGCAAAGTCAACTTGGCGAATCGCCAAATCAGACTTGTCCCGAGTGTGGCGGACACGTCAACCATCAGGAGGGGTGCCTGCTGTGCCCGTCCTGCGGATGGAGCGCATGCTAATGAAGGCTACCTATTTCACGGCGTCTTGGTGCGCCCCATGCAAATCGTTCAGGCCGCTCGCCTCGGGCTACCTGAACATGGAAGAGATCGAGCACGACTACGTGGACGTGGACACGGACCCCGCCCTCGCGGCTGCCCAGCAGCCTCCGGTCATGACACTTCCGACCATCATATTCTACGATGATGGCGGGAGCGAAGTCGGCCGAGTGGCAGGAGCGACCGAGAAGATGCTGAAGAGCACCATCGCGTTCTTGACAGACAAGGGGTATTAGTGCTATACTCCTACAGGAGTGAACCACACAAGCATAAGGAGTCCTTCGTGGACGACATCCGCATCCTGCCCAGCGACCCGACCGTCTGGGCTAAGTGCCCGAAGTGCTGCAAGACCGGCACCGGGGTCCCCGTCGGGCCTTACTTCTCGAAGGCGTACACCGCTGACAAATGGTCACGCGGTCAGGTCTGCGAGAACTGCGAGACTCCGATGGTGGAGTTGTACCGATTGAGGGTTGATTCATGACGGTTTCGAACCGCAACAACAAGCGGCGTGCGCTGGGCACCGAGCGACAGGTCCCGACGACCAAGGTCAAGGTCCACCCGGGCTACTTCGTGGTGGGCTGCATCGGCATCGTGGCGCTGTTCCTTCTGGGCCTAGCGCTCTTCACGGTGGTCTGGAACATCGTCATCGCTGACATCTTCGGCGGTCCGCGACTGAGCATGGTCGAGGGCTTCTTCGTCTGGCTGTTCATCACCATCATCGGTGGTGCGTTCAGGTCAACGCGAAGTTGAAGCCATACGCAGAACTCCTAGAGTTCAACCAGCCGAACCCCATCCGGAAGCGTGGGTTCACCCGCATCCGTGATGCATTCGCTCTGGCGGCTCCGATCAACGAGCGCATCGAACCGGGTCTGACTTTCGAGTTGACGACCAACATCGCCTACGACCCAGAGCGCATCATGGAGTTCGCAGGCCGTTGGGACTACGGCGAGAACAACGCCCGTAAGTTGGGCGAGACAGTCACAAGGTACATCGAGGGGCCGACCGGCAAGCAGGTAGCCGAAGAGGAAACCCCCATCATACGGAAGTACATCGGCATGGGCCACGAGTCCATGATCGAGATGGGCGACGCGACGTTCTTCATCGAATGCTCCCGTGTCGTCAGCCACGAGTTGGTCAGGCACAGGATAGCATCCTTCCAGCAGGAGTCCCAGAGGTTCGTCAAGTACGACCAAGAGACGCCTGAGGAACTGTTCTTCGTCCCACCAGAGATCGAGGGTGGTCCATGGGAGGACGAGTACCGTCAGTTGTGCGCAGACACCCTGACCGACTACAGGAACTTCCGCGAGAGCGTACCGCCACAGATAGCACGCTACGTGTTCCCCAACGCGACCCGCACCAGACTCATCATGAAGACGAACATCCGCGAGTGGAGGCACATCCTCCGATTGCGGCTCGACAAGAGCGCCCAGCCTGAGATGCAGGTGCTGGCGCAGCAGATATACGACCAACTGGTCGATGTGTTCCCGAACGCCATGGCCGGGGTGCTTGACGGCGGACGGGGAGTGAGGTAGAATGACGGACGACATCGATGACATCCGTATCATCGCACCGCCACCAGCGTTCCTGCTTGACAACGAGGAACCTCCTGTGGTAGACTACGGCTTCGGCCCTGAGGACGAGCAGCCGGTGTTCGAGACTCTCGAAGACGCGGAGGCAGCCCTCGGCCCTCTCCCGGTCGTGGGACCGGAACCGGACGAGCCGGACGAGGACGGGGAAGCCGATGAGCAAGAATGATGCGAAGGCCCGGTTGCAGGCTGCGCTCGCCAAGTTGCCTCCACGGCCTTGGCACGTAGACCTCCTGCCGCCGAGCCTCTACCAGAAGCGGGGATACACTGTCCGACCGGGCGACCAAGAGGACAGCATGATCATCCCGCAGGGTGGGCTAGAGGTAGGCGCTCTGCGCATGGAGAACGGCGGTAACGTCGTGGAGCCATGGCCGGAGAGCAACAGCCTCATCGTGTCCATCCCGGGAGTCCTAGAGGCTCTTGCAGAGGCGATCAATGCCGCTGGGGAACTCGCTACCGACGAGTAGCATTAAGGTTCCGTAACAAAAGTCGTCAGACGACGACTTGCGCTTGACATAGCAGATTTCCATGGTATACTAGTCAGTGAAGGGTCGCTCCCGACCCGGAGAGGATGTGGTGTCCAGATTTCGCATGATGAACAAGCACAGGAACCACAGAATCGAGGTCAAGGGCTCCCGGCTCGGGAACTTGTCGGGGGCCGCTTGACAAGTGTCATCCATATGTGGTATGATGCGCAGCACATCAATCGTGCGGGGTAGAGAAGAAGCATCTCGTTGGCCTCATAAGCCGAAGATCGCTGGTGCAAGTCCAGCCCACCGCAACCATATGGCAGTAGCGTAGCGGTCACGCACTTGATTTGGGATCAAGTCCACGGGAGTTCGAATCTCCCCTGCCATACCATGCTGGTAGTGAACGATCGGGTACGTTCCGCTGACTGTAAATCAGCCGCCATTCGGCTATGGGGGTTCGAGTCCCTCTACCAGCACCATCTGAGAGTCGCCTAACGGTTGGGCACTACGTTCGGATCGTAGTCATGATGCAGGTTCGAATCCTGTCTCTCAGACCATTCCGGTATAGTTCAGTGGTAGAACGCACGACTGTTAATCGTGCTGTGGTAGGTTCGAGTCCTACTGCCGGAGCCATGCACATTTAGCCATCTGGAAGAAGGCACTCGACTGTCTATCGAGTATGAGGCGGGTTCGATCCCCGTAATGTGCGCCATGGGCGACTAGCACAATGGGAGTGCAACTGCCTTGCAAGCAGTAGGTTAGGAGTTCAAGTCTCCTGTTGTCCACCATAGACTCGTAGCACAACGGCAGTGCGACTGGCTTTGAACCAGTTGGCTGAAGGTTCGAATCCTTCCGGGTCTTCCATGGTGACCGAAGCCAAACAGGTTGAGGCACTGGTCTGTGAAACCAGTCAAGTGGGTTCGAGTCCCACCGGCCACCCCATGCTCGATAAGCAAACCGGTCGTAGGCACTGCGCTGATAACGCAGTACAGGATGGTTCGACTCCATCATCGAGTACCATGCTCCCATACCTCAATAGGTCAGAGGGACCGGCTTATATCCGGTTGGCTTCAGGTTCGAGTCCTGATGGGAGTACCATTGGCGTGTAGCAAAGTGGTAATGCACTAGGCTCTGACCCTAGGATTTCGAAGGTTCGAACCCTTCCGCGCCAGCCATACCGACGTAGCACAATGGATAGTGTACGGCCCTGCGAAGGCTGGTGTCGGGGTTCGATTCCCCGCGTTGGTGCCATCCCTCTGTAACTCAGCGGACTAGAGTCACTGGCTTCGAACCAGTTTGTCGGGAGTTCGAATCTCCCCAGAGGGTCCATACTAAAACCCGGTTGTGCAGGCTTACTCCCCTGACCGGGACGGACGTGGAGTCAAGCGCGTCTGACACGGCACCTTACCCAAGTGGTTAAGGGAGCGCTCTGCAAAAGCGCTATTCGTGGGTTCGAATCTCACAGGTGCCTCCATGCCTACGTAGTTCAATGGATGAACACCCCGCTTCTAACGGGGGAGTTTGCGGGTTCGAATCCTGTCGTAGGTGCCATGCCTTAGTAGCACAGTGGATGGTGCAGCGTACTCCTAATGCGTTGGTCGCGGGTTCGACTCCCGCCTAGGGCTCCATGCGTCATTGGCATAACGGTTGTGCGCCTGCCTTCCAAGCAGGTATTACGAGGGTTCGACTCCCTCATGGCGCTCCATGCTGACATACCCCAATCGGTAGAGGGAACGGCCTTAGAAGCCGTCAAGTGCTGGTTCGAATCCAGTTGTCAGTACCATACGCGGCGCGTGTTGCTGCAACACCGGGTGTTCATGACCCCGCTCATGCAGACTCCTGCGTCCATGCTGGCGTACTCCAATCGGAAGAGAGAACGGCCTCAAACCCCGTACAGTGCGAGTTCGAATCTCGCGGCCAGTACCATATTCACCGCTCTGTGAGGTAACCGGTTCCTTAGGTGGAAGGCTCCATGTCGTACGAAACTTCAGGAACCTTGAAGTTCACGACGACATGATGTATCCCGACGAAGAGCGCCGCACCCGGTAAGCGGCAACTTGGGCCGGTAGTTCAAAGGCTGAACGGCAGACTCTTAATCTGCGCGCATGAGGGTTCGACCCCCTCTCGGCTCACCATATGCGTCCTCCCGTGAGGATAACGGTCCCAGTTGGTGCTAGCGCTGGCTGGTTGACAGATCGGGTCGTTCGTGGTACGATGAACCACACAATGGATGGCTGGCGTAACGGTATCGCATCTGCTTCGAACGCAGTCCAGTCGCAAGGCTGTAGGGGTTCGAATCCTCTGCCATCCGCCACTATATACGGCTCTCACACACAGCCGCCAGTAGAGGATATCCGTGTGTGCTTGGGACGTGTTCGTGCCTCTCTACGGCCAGCGAGCGTCCGCCTTGGATGGTTACCCAAGCGGTTTACGGGACCTGTCTTGAAAACAGATGGTCGAAAGGCCCGTGAGTTCGAATCTCACACCATCCGCCATATGCTCGCTGCTGGAACCAAGTCAGGGGAGATGGGTATAGGGCCTGAAACATGGTACCGCGCGATATCCTGACAGTGCAGCCCGGATGGCGTAACCGGGAACATGGAGAGATAGCCAAGAGGCTTACGGCAGCACACTGCTAAGGTGCCGGGTGTAACAACCCCGTGGGTTCGAATCCCACTCTCTCCGCCATGGATGGGTCGCCTAGTGGCTATGGCGCCTTGCTGGAAACGAGGTAGGGTGAAAGCCCTCGCGAGTTCGAGTCTCGCTCCATCCGCCATATGAGCCGCGCCGGCCTTCCACGTTCTGCCGGCGCCTTGGGCTTGTCCGGTCACGAACGCGGGCCTTGGGTCCATGGGCAAACGGCTTGCCAGCAGGCTTTTAACCTGCCGTATGAGGGTTCGAATCCACTCTGGACTCACCAAATACAAACGAAGTAGACGCCATACCTTCCACGTAGCGGTGGTGGGTCTTCGGGAAAGTGGCGCGGAGTGGGCGAAGGCGCTACGAGTAGCCCACGCTTCCTGCGGTAGCACAGTGGTAGTTGCACACGCCTGAAGAGCGTGGTGTCGTCGGTTCGAATCCGACTCGCAGGGCCATGGCCGGTTCGAATAGCGGTTAGTTCGATAGACCCTCAATCTATCTACACGGGTTCGAATCCCGTACCGGCTGCCATGCTACCGTATCCCAATCGGAAGAGGAACAGTGCTCAGAACGCTGAGAGTGTGAGTTCGAATCTCACCGGTAGTACCATGCATACTTAGCCTAACGGTAAAGGCGAAGCGCTTAAACCGCTTGACATACCAGTTCGAATCTGGTAGTATGCACCATATGCTCTCGTAGCGCAGTGGTTAGCGCTCTTCCTTGACGTGGAAGAGGTCAATGGTTCGAATCCATTCGAGAGTACCATGCCCGCTTAGTCTCAATGGTTAGAGCATCTGGCTTACATCCAGAGGGTTGGGAGTTCGAGTCTCTCAGCGGGTACCATGGCGCATTCGGCTACGGGTTAGGCCGACAGACTTTCAATCTGTCTAAGCGAGTTCGAGTCTCGCATGCGCTACCATACGCGGCCTTGCAGTCCCCAGACGGCAACACAAGGGGGACTGACGTACCCGTGCCGGGGTCCGGGGCCACTCGCCTTCGCAGCACTAACGGCAGTGCGGCTGTTTCGTAATCAGCAGGTAAGGGGTTCGATCCCCCTCGAAGGCTCCATAGGAGTTAGGCCATAAGGTATGGCAGCGGCCTCCAAACCCGCCTCTAGCAGGTTCGATTCCTGTAACTCCTGCCACGCCAACTTCGCCTAATGGTTGGGCACCACCCTTGTAACGTGGTACAGACGAGTTCGATTCTCGTAGTTGGCTCCATGCTCTCTTGTCGGAATAGGTATACGAGCAAGTATGAGAGACTTGTCCCTTCGGGGATGGGAGTTCGATTCTCCCAGAGAGCACCATGCGGTTGTCGCTTAGTGGCCCATAGCACCTGCTTGCCAAGTAGGACACCGCGAGTTCGAATCTCGCCAGCCGCACCATACGCACATTGAAGGAGGTTGCACATGTTCACGATAAAGTAGGACTCGCAGAATGAGTCCTCTTTGGAGGAACAATGGGCAAGCGCAAGGACCCCAACCAGAAGGGGTCAGGTGCGAAGAAGCACCTACGCAACTTCAGGCTGCGCAATCAGGAGCGATACCGGGCGACTGGTCCGGTGACACGATACCGCGCAGCGCACGGGATTCCCGCTGGACGACGCAAGGATGTCCATGCACGAGGGGACTGCCCGGTGCACAGCAAGGTCACGAGGCCGAACGGATAGGCGGCGGTTTCATAAGCCTCTCGTAGGTGGTTCGACTCCACCCGTGACTACCATATACCGTTCGTGAGGTTGAACCGGCTAGCAGCCGGCTCCTGTGTCGGGCTATCGGAATAAGCCCGCCGCTGTGTCGTTAAACCCCCCGCCCGTGGTTCCGACCGTATGGGTGCGGCAGCATGACAGGCTGTGCGAAGCGAGCGTTAATGAGGCGGACGTGGCGTCGTGAGACTAACCGTCCGCTGTTTGCCCCCGGCGCTGGTTAGGACTAGCACGCGATTGGTATTCGCGTCCCAGTGGGTTCGAATCCCATCGGGGGCTCCATATCCGCACCTTAGGTGCTTGACCCTTCCGGGTCCTTCGGGACCCCGAGGGGTCTTTTTGTTTGGCGAGGTAGGGATGGCTAAGGAGACGCAGGTAGCGTACATACGTTCGGTTCCAAGCGTCTTCCGGGACAACGACCTCCCGCCAGATTGGGATGTCGTCTGGATCGCAGCCGACTGGGGTGTCGTCCGTCAAGGCGTCGGACCCAGCGAGGAATCCAGCCCGTTCCACATGAGCACGTATCAGGCGACCGTGCCGGCGTTTCAAGACGGGGCACCGGGCAACCTTGATCTGATCAACAGCGACTTCAACTTCTATTACGGCTCCAAGGGTGTCATCGGCATCGTGTTCCTCTCGGCCTCAGGCGCAGCGTGGGGACAGGGCGGATGGTCCGTCGAGAGGCTCGACAACGAACTGGTGTTCAGGGCTCCTGAGGTCAGCGGCGACAGCATCGTCTTCCCTCAGCAGCACGACAGCGACACCATCGATGGCGTGGTCCTGAAGTTGCTGGTACTACACACAGAGGCGTAATGACGATACAGCACCCGGGAGCAGCAAAGACAGAGGGCCGTGGAGCCGCGTTCGCTGACTACGGGGCGGTACGGGCAGAGCACAGCAACGAGGTCAAGCGCGGACGCGGGCGACCGACTGGTTCCAAGAACAAGCCGAAGGGCTTGATACCCAAGGAGTTCGCCAGCGAGTTCCTCGGCATCGTCAAGGAACTGCTGCCGCCCGAGCACTACGAAGAGATGCGTCAGGCCGTGCAAGAGGGCAAGTCGATATCGACCCTCGCTGAGGCCCGCATCACATTGAAACTGATGGGACCACCCATCTGGCAGCGTCTGATTGACGAGGCCCGTCCTAAGGCACAGGTCACCGACATCGACCCTGACGCCCTCGAAGAGATCGGCGGCGCACCGGGTCCTCGGTTGTCCTTCTCGCGCGACCTCAACGAGCGCATGAAGATATACCTGAGCCTGATGGACTTCATTGACAAGTCTGAGAGACGCGATGACGAAGCAGCAGATTCTCGATCGAAACCGATCCTTGAAGTCTTTGCGCGAAGAGGGGTTGACAGCGAGCGACTTAGAGTCCTTGTTGGTGTCGAATCCGGCAGTGTGGGCGGAAACGCTGACGAGGCTGGACGACCAACCGGTGAACCTCGAACCATTCCAGATCAGGTTCCTGAACGACAGGAGCGCCTTCCGGATAGTGAAGAAGTCGAGGCAGACTGGGTTGAGCACAGCCCTGTCGATCGAGGTAGGCCACAAGGCGACGACCAGCCCGTCGTATAACGCGAACATCGTGTCCACGACCCAAGACGAGGCCGAGGACAAGATTCGCATCACGGACCTCCTGTACCACTCTATCCCGGACGAGTACGAGCCGTACGGTCTGAAGCCCATCAAGTGGCGTAACGCCACCGACGCTCTGGCCTTCCACGCACCGCCGCACACCAGCACCATCATCAGCAAGCCCGGTACGTCCGCCATCCGTGGCGGTCGCAAGGACATGTACTACGACGAGGCCGCGTTCATCCGCGAGTTCCCGAAGTTGTGGCAAGCCGGGTTGCCGGCCATCACGCGAGGCGAGGGGCGGGTCACCGTGATCTCGACGCCGATGGGCCAGTCGGGGTTGTACTACGACCTCTGGAACGAGCCCATGTTCTCGCACCACGACATCCCTTGGTGGGAGTCGAGGTTCATGGTCCGTGGAGCGCTGGACTCAGCAGAACCATACGCAGTCGTGGCCGAGGCTTGCGCCTTGGCGCCCGACATGTCCACCGAGGAACGGGTTGACCGCTTCGGCTCGGACAAGATCAAGAGCATTCTCCATGTCGGACTGAGGGACGACCTCATCGTGTTCCAGACGGAATACGAGTGCATGTTCGTGGACGAGGCTGACGCATACTTCCCACTACAACTGATCCGTGACAACATCGATCCGAACCTGCGTGTGTCCAAGCGACCACCGGAGAGGAACGAGTTGAAGGGTGATGTGTCCATCGGGGTGGACCTCGCGAAGTCCATCGACTCCACCGTGTTCACGGTTGTCGAGACTTATGAGGAATCCGATGGTACAGAGAAACGTAGAATCCATTATGTCGAGGCGACACAGGATGACTACGAAGAGCAGTTCAAGCGTCTGAAGCGGCTGGTGGCCCTCACAGGCGCTCGTAGGGTGTCTCTGGATGCCACTGGCCCCGGCCAGATGTTCGCTGAGAAGGCCAAGCGCGAGGGTCTGGGTGACCGGGTTCACGTCGAGGCCATCTCGTTCACCAACGCCAAGAAGGAGAAATGGGCGACCACCTTCAAGGGCGACCTCCAAACCAACTCCATCTCGTTCCCCGACCACCCGCAACTGATCGCTCAGATACACGGCGTGAAGCGCACGAGGACCGAGAACAACTTCTTCAAGTTCGCAGGGGTCAAGGATGACTACTTCTGGTCAGCCTGCCTCGGCCTCTACGGTGAAGGTACCCAACCGGTTCGCTTCTTCCGGCTATAGGTCGAAGGCCGCACGCAACTGGACACTAGAGCGGGACACCCTGAGGGATACCGTCGGGAAGCACATGGCGTGGACCGACATCTCGAACAAGGCGTTCCCCTACCCGCACAGCAGGCCGCTGCCCGTCAAGACCGCGCAGCAGGCGCTCCATTACATCGCTGCAATCGTACGCAAGTACCCGTTCCAACTGCGGTACTCCATGGCGATGCCGCTGTGGGACAGGTTCTGCGAGGCGTGGTGCGACACTGGTGACGAGAAGAAGTCCCTGCTGTCGATATGATGGATGTCAAGTGCGCGCAGTGTGGCACGCTGTTCGGCAAGGAGTCGATTGACGACGGCTGGACGATGCTCACCATCAAATACCGGGACATGTTCCGGATGTTCCGTCAGGGCGTCCTCTACGGTCCCTGCCGAGGTTGCGGCTCCACGGTGACGTGGCGGTCGCGGAGGGTAACCACCAGATGACCGTGAACGAACTGGACAGGCTGATGTCGAGGACCGACCTGACGCCAGAGTCGAAGGTGGCCCTGCGCCACGTTCGCAAGGCCATCGTCCGTGGCGAGTCCGGGGAGGCCAAGGTACTACGCTCAGAGTGGAGCGTCAGCATCTCGGGAGAGCGGGGCACCCCGGTCACCATGAGGTTCGCCTACAGGCGACAAGGATAGCACATGTCTCGGATCGATGAGGCCGTAACTGAAGATAGGTCCACGATCCGCGCTGCCGTCGAGCGACCCAAGCGAATGATTAAGGCGCAGGTGTCACAGCCGCCTCCGGGTGGTCTGACACGATGGACCGTCCTCGGTGGTACCGCTCAGGTCGGTGATGTCGTCACCTACCAGAAGCGTCAGCAGTACAGCATCTACTACGAGATGTACCGTCAGCACCCGGTCATCCGCGCTGCCATCGAGCGCAAGGCGCAGTTCGCCGTCGCATCCGGCTTCCACTTCCAGTCCACGGACCTGAAGAAGGAGGTCAACGAGGGCAAGCAGGCCGCACTTGCAAGGTTCTTCCGACGCTCGTCCGGGCAGCAGTTGCTCCGACTCACGTTCAAAGACCTCGACATCTACGGCGAGTCGTTCTGGCTCATCGAGCGTAGTATAGCAGAAGCGCGAACGCCAATCAAGGCCGTGCGCCTCAACCCACGCTACATGCTCCCGATGGTCCGCAACGGCGTCATCACGTCGTGGCGCTACGGCCCTGTCACGGGCAACGAGAACGCCATCGAGTACCCGGTCGATGTCATCGCTCACTTCCGACTGGACGACCCAGAGAACGATGTGCAGGGATTGTCTCCGCTGCACTCACTGCAACGTGCCGTCGCGCAGGATATCTACGCGATGGAGTACAACGAGTCGTTCTTCCGCAACAGCGCCCAGACCGGCACCATATTCATCGTCAAGACCTCATCGCAGGACGAGGCTGACAGGAACCGCGAGTGGCTAGAGGCCAACTACGTCGGACCTGAGAACGCCCACCGACCGCTGTTGCTCGAAGGCGATGTGACCGTCGAACGTTCCGTCTCGTCATCGCGCGAGATGGAGTTCCTCGAAGGTCGCAAGTTCCTCCGTCAGGAGATGTCGATGGTCCTCGAAGTGGACCTCGACAAACTCGGCGTCCACGAGGACTCGAACCGTTCCGTATCGAAGCAGGTAGACGACGCGTTCCGCGCGGAGTCCATCTGGCCTCGACAGGGAGTGGTCGAGGAAGAGATCAACAACTTCATCATCGACGGCATCTTCGGATGGTCCGACATCGTGTTCAAGTTCAGCGACCGCGACCCGCGCATGACGCAGGACCAAGCGGATACGATGGACAAGCACTTGAAGGCCGGACGACAGTCCATCAACGAGCAGCGAGCCGCACTCGGCCTGCCGCCAGTCGATGGAGGCGACGTGCTGTTCATCATGTCGCCAACCGGCATCATCATCGTCCAGAACATGGACGAGATGGCCGAGCAACAACTACAGGATTCCAGACCGCTCCAATCGATGGGTGGCCTCGGGTCCGCAGGTCAGCAGAAGACTCCATCGGAGTCCACGCCAAAGCAGCAGGCCACAGCCCGTGAGGCTGAGGCAGTCTCCCAGCGAGAGTAAGAGTGAACATGAAGACAGACTTCAAGATCACGATGCCCATCCAGAAGAGCGACCGAGAGGACGGCTGGTACGTCACTGGCGTTGCCGCTGGAACCGAGGTTGACTCCGAGGGGTGGCGTCTGACCGAAAGATGCATCGGAAGGATGGCCGAGCAGGCCGAGAGCAAGAGCGTGTATGCGCGTGACTGGCATGAGAAGAACTCTATCATGTCGGACATGGGCACCGTTCAGAAGTCTTGGGTGACGCCATCGTTCGAGTTGGGTGTCGAGGTAGAACTCGACCGAGATCACCCCAAGGCCCAATGGCTCTGGAAGAAGTTGGGTGAGGGCAAGCAGTTTGGCATGTCCGTGATGGGTGATGTTCCAGACACTGGGTACAGTATCGAAAAGAGTAACGGCGAAAGGGTCGTCGTCATTGACGACGTTGAATGGGAGGAAGTCTCGTTCACCACGAAGCCGATTTACACACCTTCCTTCGGTACGGTACTACGAAAGGCGATTGACGAGGCTGAGGCCAAGTCAGTCCCAGCAGGAGACAATACATCCGTGGATGATGTAACTCCGGTCACGACTGGCGAAGAGACGACAGAGACTACACCGGCTGAAGTTGCGGTAGCACCAACCGAAGCGCAGGAGCCGGAAGTCACGACTGTCGAGAAGGCCGTCAGCACCGACACCGCTCGTGATGCGAAGGGCTTGGCACGATTGGTCAAGCAGTATCACGAGATGGGCACGCTACTTGTCGATCTCGGCATCGACGTGAGCGCACCCGAACCTGCACAAGAGGCAGCACCAGACGCTACTGTAGTGGAGAAGTCCACCGATGAGTCCAAGGACGAGTCGGAACTCCTGACGCTCGTAAAGTCAATGGTCGAGACGCAAGTCACTCTAAAGGCAGAGATCGAGTCATTGAAGGAACGCATCCCAGAGCACTCCGCTCCGGGCGTGACGGTCCGCAAGAGCGAGCAGGAAGAGGCGGCAGAGGCGTGGGCTCAACTCCGCGCTAACGACCCTCGAACGGCTCTCAACCTCGCGTTGCAGGCACAGCGCCAGCAGCGTCAGGCAAGGTAACCCTACGTGGATATTAGGAAGGCACTAGACCTCTCGTCTTCTGCTGCTGCGTATCTCATCCCGGAGACGATCGACGGAGCCATTCGTGACTTCGCTTCGAAGGTCCCGACGATGTACAACGCGGTCCAGAAGCAACCGTGGGGCTCTCAGACGTACTTCATCAGGAAGCGCCTGAGCATCCCAACCGCTACGTGGTCCATCGATGGTGGCCCGCTTCCAGCGGCAACACACTCCACCTACGGCAGGACACAGGCATCCATCCGATACCTGTACACCCGTGGTGAGGTAACGAACCCGATGATCGAGGCTGCTGGCGCAGCGTTCGACGCACTGGGCTCGGAGATCGAGGCACACCAGCAGGCAATGGTCGAGCGACTGTCCACGGACATCGTGACCGCCAACGGTGGTGCGAACGACATCAAGGGTATCCTCTACCAGATCACAGACGATTCGTCCCTCTACACCGCCGCTGGCGGTCAGGGTCAGGTCGTTGACGCTGGTGGTGCATACCTCTCCCTGAACTGGATCGACAAGGCTATCGACGCCTCCACTCTCACGAGCGGAATGGGTGTCGCTGGTCCGGGTGCGACCATGGCCGTCACGACACGACCTGTCCTGCGAATGATCAACTCGCTGCTACAGCAGCAGCAGAGGTTCATGAACGAGACAGAGATCGCGGCTGGCTTCAGGGTTTCCACGTACGACGGCATCCCGTTCGTCGTGGACAACCACTGGCAGGACAACACCAAGATTCTGTTCTTCGACAGGAACCGCGCGACGTTGCTGGTCCACAAGGACTTCACGTACGAGGAACTGGCGAAGACTCGTGACTCGGTTGACTTCTTCATCAAGGGCTACTTCGGCTTCAAGTTGGAAGGCAGCGCATCCTTGCTGAAGAACTTCATCCTCACGCCGAACATCTAAGATGCAAGTTATGGTGTAGGGTTTGGGTTCTCGTAGCCTGATCCCTACACCAGACGTGCATTGGAGTAGCAAATGGCCGGAACACTGACCGAGCAAGAAGTCCTAGAGCAGTTGAAGCACCAGCACGACCAGTACCTATCTGGCGCGACTGGCACCCCTGTTCAGGATGACCAAGACGCAAGGGTCGCCACGGCTAACGCCTCTCACACCGAGAAGGCGAATGCCGATTTCGATGAACTGAACTCCGATGAGGTCGCTTTTGCGAACGTCACGGCCAAGGTGTACTCGGGCGGAAACGTGGTGGCTCCTGTCTCCCCGACATGGATGGAGCAGCAGGTACGAGACGCACTCGACAACGACGAGTTGTTCGCGACGGGTGGTCCGTATACCTCCAACTATGTCCCACTGTCCCCGTATCTCGACCCTCTGTTCCTCATCGAGGCTCAGAAGTTGACCGGGGAGAACATGTTCTAAGATGGCGAAGACCGTTACGCTGGTACACGGCGTCCACAAGGCGAACCGTGTCGAGTACCTCTACGATGACCTCTACGTCGTCAAGGATGGCCGCGTGACGGTCCCAGCCGACCGTCGCGACCACTTGGGCGCGCTTCACTTCCGGGGCTACAACTGTGGCGTCGGCGGCGAGCGGTTGTGGACCACCGTAGAACTCGACCAGTACATCAACGACGCCGAATAAGCGTCACAGAATCCCGAGAGGATCGATGCGCGTACTCATGATCGGGGATAGTCCCCATCTGAAGACCGGCTTCGGCCGTGTCAACATGATAGCAGCCAAGGAGATGCAACGTCAAGGGTGGGAGGTATTCTCGCTAGGTGGACTCTCCAAGACGGCTCCCGAGGACGACCAAGGGATCACGACGTTCCCCGTCAACGACGACATCGACCTTCTCGGCGTCAAGTACATCAACGAGACGGTTCGGAAGGTCAAGCCTGACTGCATCTACATGACCGCTGACATCGGGTCCGTCGTGCACATGAGCATGGGAACACCGGACATGCCGGCGTTCTCCTACATCCCCATCGAGGGCGAGCCCATCATCAACAAGTTCTGGAAGGCCGTGGCGCAGAACGCGCACTGGCTGTCCGTGAGCAAGTACGGCTCGGACCTCGTGAAGAGACAACTGGGACGTGACGTTGACTGGGCGTGGCACGGCGTTGACCACAACCTGTTCTACCAGACGGGCAACCGCGAGGCGACTCGCGAACTGTTCGGGTGGAAGGACCGGTTCGTCATCATCTCGGTCGCGACGAACGTACAGCGCAAGCAACTACCACGCCTCATCGAGGCCGTGTCCATCCTGAAGCACCAGTACAAGTACACGTCGGACCAACTGGTCCTGTACCTGCACACGGTACCGTGGCAGGGCCACCATCTCGAAGGATGGAACCTGTTCGACATCCTCGACCTGTTCGATGTCCGAGACATGGTGCAGTTCCACCCGATGATGTCGGGACTCAACTCGTTCGTCCCGGAGCACACTGGCGACCCCAAGGCGCCCGGGCTTGTCGAGATAATGAATGCGGCAGACCTCTCTGTCAATGTGTCTCAGGTCGAAGGTGCTTCACTCACCAACATCGAGGCGATGGCCTGCGGGCTGCCAGTCCTGACGACGAAATACGCAGCAGGCATGGAGATGGTCGGCAACGCGGGACGTGGCATACATGTCCACGACTGGACCGTCCACAAGTCAGGAACAATGTACGCCAACGTCGAGCCCCAACGGGTCGCTGACGAGATACGTTCCCTCATACGCAAGCCCAAGGACTTGGCCCAGATGGCTGATGCGTCACTCGAACGGGCCAAGTTGTTCACATGGGATGCGTTCCGGTCCAAGTTGATCCCGGGAATCCTAAAGGCGGTCGAAGACTATGGCCCTGAAAAGCGCTATCTCGTCAAGGAAACGCCGGATACGGGACACGAAGTCGTCGTCGGCCAAGAGCCTGATCAAGGGCACGAAGGCGAGGATACGATACCGCAAGGTCATCGTGGGTCTACAGGGCAGGGCGAAGATACTGTCAGTGAAGTCCCGACGGACGGGCTTGTGGAAGCGCAAGCAGAAGGGCAAGAAGAAGCCGCTGTGGCGCACTCGCTACTAAGGACGATGATACCGGATGCCGACACCATTCATAACTCCTGAGGAACTTAAACGGTATCCGCTCCCTGTCACTGACAAGCAGTGGGCGAAGATAGAGCCGGAGCAGTTGGTCGCGGTCACGGCGTACGCAACGCAGTACGTCGAGGACTACCTTGACAGGAACATCTGCTCCCAACAGTACACCCAGCGAATCCGTGGTACGAACAGGGGCAAACTGGTCCTCGACCAGTACCCCGTCACGTCACTCGTCTCGGTCACATCGACCGACATGACGGGTTACATCACGTCCATCTCGACCTCGGACCTGTTCATCAACGCCGGGTCTGGAATCATCGAGTGGATCGACCAGACGCGGAACTCGTTCTACAAGAACCTCATCTGGACGGTGACTTACGTCGCCGGCTACGATGTCGTCCCGGGTCCCATCAAGCACGCCACCGCCCTACAGGCCGTGGAGATGCTACAGCCTATCTTCCGTGGCGGTGTGGACTTCCAAGAGGTCGATCTCATCGAGCAACTTGACGAGAGCATAGTCGAGATGCTGGAACGGTACAAGCGGAAGAGGATCGGTTAGTGTTCAGGTTCACCGTTGACCAAGGCGACCTGAACAGGATCGAGGCGTTCATCAACGGAGCCCTGATGGCAGAGAGTGACCCAGACCCAGTGGTCACGATGCTGAAGGTCTACGGGATGTACACCACTCGACAGTTCCAGACGAGGGGGTTGGAGTTCGGCTCCAAGTGGCAGTCGATCTCAGAGTACACCCGGAAGGTACGTCAGCAGAGGGGCCAGAACGCCTTGGCACCGCCGTTGAGCGGTACAGGATGGCTGGCGAAAACGGTGGGTCGCAGGATCGAGGAATGGCCTGTGACGCTCATGAGCCGCCCCTTCACTGACTACGGGATGACGACCGACCCTCCTAGCGATGGGCCTACGACGCTGACCGTCAACATCCTACCACATCAAGCCGTCATGCACATGTCCGGCCCGAAGGCAGCGCACATGACCGGAGACACGTCTCGGACGTTCGCCGCCATCGACATGCTCGGTGGTTATGCTGGCGGTCGATACGGCTACGGCTACCTGCCGCCACGACCCTTCTGGGGTTTCAGCGCCGGCATGGCTGAGGCACTACCTGAGGCCGCTGCCGCTGGCTTCATCAGGGCTTGGGCGGACCTAGCGCAGAAGCATGGGTCGGGCAGGGTCAACTACTCCACGCCAAGCATGGCATACATGAGGATGTTCGCCTAATGGAACAGACCCTCGACATCATCATATCGGAACTCGAATCGCTGGTAGCGACCGACGAGTTCAAGGACATCATGGAGATTCAGAGCATCTACTGGGGCGACCCGGGGCTCGTGTCCGTCGATGAGTACCCGTACCTGTACGTGGAACCCAATGTGGACAACCCCATATCGTCAACCGCTGGACGCGCTGGATACGATGTTCGTGACCTGACCGTCTCCGTGGGTCTTGTCATCAACGCATCTGACTTCTTCGACCCTGCGGTCGATGAGGTATCAGGATCGAGGGCGCAGGTTCGTGCGATGGCCCTGATACGGAAACTGTTCGCACGATTGTCGAAGTCGTCTCTAGGTGGAACATCCCGGAGCGTCAAAGTCAACTCCACCAACTACGTGCCCGACATGAGGAACCAAGTGTTCATCCGCGTGGCACTCACCACCCTAGTCGTACAGAAGCAGTACGCACATGAGGAATAAGACCATATGTCTCTAGTTGACGTAGGGTATGTTGGATACGGTGTGGAGTCTCAGGAAGGCGTTCTCGTAGCGCCGACCGTGTTCCTGCCTGTCTCGTCCTTCTCGTTCGATAGCACGGACGACAACATCATACCTTCCCAGATACGAGGAAGCCGAGATAACTACGTCTCGATGCCGTCCCCGTACGCCGTCTCGGGCTCCATGGAGATGGAACTCGTGCCGGAAGGAATCCGCTCCCTCCTGAAGTCGGCGTTCTCTGCCGAGGGCACCATCAACACTTCGGGATACTCAGGTGGCGGATACCAAACCGTGTTCACTCCGGGCTCCGCGCTCGCTCCGACCTTCACGTTCGAGTCCAGCGCAGCCGACATCCTGTTCATGCGATACGGTGGAATCCGTGTCAACACGTTGGAGATCACGTCGAACTTCGGTGAGATCGTCACATCTTCGTGGGGGCTCGAAGGCACCACTCGCGCGAAGCAGGTTTCTGGCACGTCCGAGTCGTACGCGTCCGTCCTACCGTTCCACTTCACAGGTTCGAGCATCAAGCGCGACGGTGCAGAGGTAGGCAACATCAAGAACTTCACGTTCGGCATCAACAACAACATCGACCGGATCGGTACCCTCCGAGCGACCCGTGACTGGAAGCGAACTGCCCTTGGCAAGCGCGAGGTCACGCTGTCCGCGACGATGGACTTCACCGACACATCGGACTATGACCTGTTCTTGGCCGGCACCGAGTTCGCGGTGGAACTCCTGCTCGAAGGCGCTGTCATGCCGGCAGCGACCGGGAAGTACACGCTGAAGATCGCGATCCCTCGCGTCAAGTGGAACATGGTCAACGCACCATTGTCCGCTGGCGACTACATCGAGCAATCGGTGGAGGCGACGATCCTGCGTCCGATGAACAACGACCCGATACTCACGGCCACGGTGGTCAACACCGAGTCCGCGTCGGTCTAATCGAAATCGTGTCAACGGAGACAACTTTGTATCCAAATCGGATACAAAGTTGCTCTCTGTGACACTCTTAACCCCCTGAGGGTACAAGGAACACAATGGGACTACGAAGGGCAAACACCGGCACGGTCAACGTACCAGTCGGTGAGGACGGCGACTTCCTGACCGTCCGACAGGGTATCTCCAAGCGAGATTTCAACGCGCTGCTAAAGGCGCTCCCTGCTGATTACAACGCCGATGCGGGCTTCACGCCCGGAACGGCCAGTGACTTCACAGTGGGCCTATTCTCGGCCCTCGTAGTGGGTTGGTCATCCGATCTCCCGTGCACCGTCGAAGAGTATCTTGCTCTCGAAGTATCGGATGCTGGTGACGTTGACACGGCCCTGCTCGAACACTTCAACAACCTGTCACCAAGCGCGGCAGAGCGCAAAAGTGGCGAAGGAGGTAGCCCACGACCTAGCGCAGGGTCTGAGGGTGGAGACGAAACTCCGGCGTAATCCGGAGATAGCCGATGCGTTCGCGCTCTACGACGAGTGCCGTACGCTGACGGTCCATGCGCAACAGTTCTCGAAGGGCAAGGAGCAGATGATACGCACCTTGACCTTTCCGACAGGATACCACGCCCTCCCAGAGCGTGGGGCCATCCTTGACCAGCCGTACCGCCTCATGGAGTTCTTCGATGAGTTCATGGCGGGCGAGCGGTTGGCGTTCTTCAGACCGAGGAAGTAACCTGATGCCAGTGTGTTCAAAAGCGCGAAAGTATACAGATTTGTACACTATCGCCGCTTTGAACACACTGGCGCCTTTCTGCATTTCTAGGGCATCATGAGTAGCATCACCCACGAAGCAACGATAAAACTGAATCTGGACTTCGTGGACTCGGCTGGCCTGAACCAGTTGAAGCGCGCCTTGAAGGATATCAAGGACGCCCTCGACCTGACGAAGTTCGATGATCGCGTCCGGGTCCTAGAGCAGGATTTGGCCGAGGCGAAGGCTCAGGTACAGGAACTCACCCAGTCCCTGAAGGAGCAGGCTGCTGCACACAACCTCGTAGCCCAGAACATCGAGAAGCAGACGAAGAAGCAGAAGGCTGCTGAGGCTGCTGCACGTCGCGTGGCGTCGGTCAACCGAGGAACCCTTGCCAAGTTCCAAGGCGTCAACATGGGAGACTACAAGTGGGAAGGCTCCGTAGACGCCAAGGGAAAACTGATCGGCAAGTATCTGGGCGCTCCTAAGGGACTTGCTGGCGATTGGCGTCAGGCTATGACTGGCATGGCGACCAGCCTGAAGACGATGAAGACCGCCATGGCCGGCACGGAGGGCATCGCCGGCAACCTCGCACGAGGCATGGCGACGATCGGACGTGCGACCGCCGATGCTGCGAAGAAGACCCAGAGCGCCGACGATGCGTTCAAGGAACTTGGCAACGCGATAGCCAACTCCAAGGGCAAGGGCAAGCAGTACGAAGACCAGATGAAGCAGATCAAGGCACAGTACGCTGCTCTCGAAGGTCAGGAAGACAAGAACATCGCGACGATCAACCGCCTCATTCAGAAGGTGAAGGAGATCAAGAGCGCGGAGCAACAGCACCAGCAGTCCATGAAGGACAGCCTGATGTACCGCCTCTCCTACTACGAGAAGCAGGTTGACGCAGTATACCGCGCATCGTACCGTCTGTCAATGACCGGCTCCAACCTGATGCAGTTCGGCCGCCGCGTCATCGACATGGGCCGTAACTTCATGGACACCTTCGGTGAGTACCAGTTCGCCCTCAACCGAGCCGCTGGTGCAGTGGAAATCTGGGAGGGTGCGACCATCGACGGCGTGGACGGCACAGAGTTGCTATCCGAGCGCGTCCTTGATCTTGCCGAGGGCATGAAGATCATACCCGCTCAGGAAGTCGCTGAGGCATTCTACTACTGGGGTTCCGCAACGGGTGTCGTCGCTGATAGCACCGAAACACTCGACACGAACATGCAAGCCCTTGACAAGATCATGAAGGCGTCCATCATGACCAACACGGGTTACGAGGACACCATCAAGGGCGTATACTCCATCCTGACGCAGTTCTACCACGGGGCCATCTCCGAGGCTGGTAATGTCACTGAGAAGTTGTTCTTCGTCACGCAGAAGACGGCGCTAGAGTTCAACGACCTCATCCAGTCGTTCAAGATGGTGGGTCCGGTCGCCGCTCAGGCAGGCGCCACGTTCGATGACATGGTGACATTGCTCGGTCGTCTCGGTGACTTGGGAGTCCGTGGCTCCATGGCCGGTCGTGGATTCCGACAGATGTTCATCCAGATGGTACGTCCGTCCGGTCCCGCCAAGAAGGCCATCGACAACCTGTTCTACAGCATCTCTTCGCAGGCTGACAAGTTCGGTGAGAAGTACGCCGGCTTCAAGGGCAAGTCGTACATGGAGATGATGTTCCCGAAGGGCGAGTTCGTCGGAACCACGCAATACATCAAGAACCTCGCACTGGCCGTCGATACGCTCACGCAATCCGAGCGAGCCGCGTTCCTCGGCCGCATCTCCACCGCTAACGAACTTCCGATACTCACGGCCCTCATCGCTGACGAGATCAAGAAGATTCACGGTCTGGCTGACGAAGCCGACAAGACACAGAATCTGACGACTGACTCAGCGACGTACTTCCAGAAGAACTGGGAGCGATTCTCCAACTCGTGGAAGGCCACGGTTGGTGAGGTCCAGCGAGCATGGGAGCGCATCCGCATCGTCGTGGGCGCCCTCATCGCAAAGGCGCTGACGCCGTTCGCGGACAAGATTCGAGAGATCGCTGACGCCGTACGCAAGTGGGTCAACGACCCAGCCAACGGGGCCATCATCCAGTGGTTGTCCAAGTTGGCAGCAGGCGTGGCGGTCGTCTCGGCAATGGCTGGTGCCGTCCTGTCGCTGATGGGCGCTCTGGCGGGACTTGGAGCATCGGCCTACCTCATCGTCAACACCTTCGGTCGATACGTCCCGATGGTCAGTGCGTTCGCCGTCGCAGCAGGCGCGTTCATCGACGGCCTCATCCGTAACTTCGACGTGCTACGCAACGCGGTCGGTGAGGCCATGGGCAACATCCAGTCCGCGACTGGCGGTGGCATCGACATCATCGAGGCGCTGTCCGGAGCGTTCACTGCCGTACAGGCTCCGTTGCGTCTGCTCATGGACGGCGTGTTCCAGTTGATCGCGGCCATGATCAAACTGGTCGGGCTGGCTGGGGAACTGCTCGGAGCGGTCGGAGCCCTGAAGCCGATACTGACGGTCGTCGGTGGCATCATCGGCGCCCTCATGGTACGCAACATCCTGCTGTGGGCGAAGGCTCTTGTCCTTGCCAAGGCAGAGACGCTGTACATCAAGGCCCTGTACGCTGGTGACATGATCCGCAAGGTCGCATCCTTCTTCACCGGCATCGTCACGGGTGCCCGTGCCGCAACATTCTCGTTGCAGGGAGTTCGAGCGGCAGCATCAGCCGCTTGGGCAGCCATCGGCGGTCCTATCGGCATCATCTCTGCTGTCATTGGTATCGGCTCCATCGCCTACGAGGTATTCCCTCCGGTCAAGGACTTCGTAGATAGCATCACATCCTCGTTCAACGACACCAACAAGGAAGCACGAGAGTTCATGGAGAACCTCGGTGGCATGGGTCAGGTCGTTGACGCCAACTTCAGGATACTTGCCGAGTCCAAGTACGCCGAAGCATTCAACAAGAACTGGAAGAATGCGTTCGTTGAGGTAGGAAAGCAGCGAGAGGCGTACATGTCCGGCGACCCGGAGTCTATCTGGGCTCAGGGGTTTGTCACGATCGACGGAAAGAACCTCCCTGTTGATGTAAGTCAGGACGATGCCTTCATCGCCTCTCGAATCGCTGAGATGCTCACTCCGAGTGCTGACTCGATGCAGACCGCACTCACAGAAGAGTTGAAGAAGTCGCTCTCTGGAATCAACGCATCACGTCTTGGACGCGGCATAGCGGCGATAGGTGGCGACACGTTCGCTGAGTACATCGAGCACGCTACACGCATCCTAGAGACAGAGGCCCCAAAGGGTCAGGCAGACTTCGCTAGGGCGTTGTCGGAGCACGTCTTCACCGGCCTTGATCCATCAGCATCCCGCAAGGAGATCGAAGAGGCCATCCGAGCCCAGTTGCTCATCGCATGGGACCCGGAGACTGTCGGCAAGGAGATGGGCATCACGTTGGCTGATATCAACAGCACAGCGTTCCGTCTGGCTGGCGTGTACTACGACAAGGCGTCGGTGGATGCAGAGAGGTCTGCTCAGACCACCAAGGTATGGGGAGCGTACGCACAGTCCATAGTCGATGCGGTCATGGGTGGTGCCTCCGAAGACGAGGCCAAGGCCATGATGACCCGATACTTCGAGGCTCACGGCGGCAAGACTGGTGGTCTGGTCGGAACCTTCGCTGAGATATTCCTGCAACTGGATCAGGAGACTCAGCAGGCCATCAACGAGGCGTTGCAGTTGAAGTACGGAACCAGCGCAGAGAGCCTCATCGGCGCTGACACCGCGAAGACCTTGCAGTCCATGGCAGCCGAGAAGTACACGGCTCTTGCGTCCGCTGCTGCCAATGCGATGTACGAAGGTTACCAAGAGGCCGAACAGGCTACCCAGCAGGCGTACCAGAACACCATGATCGGGCTGATGACTGGTGACCTCGACCCGGCGCTAGAGGCGGTCCTCAGCCTCGAAGACACACTACGAAACAGGGCCATCTCGCCTGAAGCATACCAAGCATGGGTCAGTGTCATCGATCTGCTCGTCGCACGAGGCATGCTCGACCTGTCAACAGCACAGTCCATCAAGAAGCAGATTGCCCCGAAGGTCGAAGAGGCGCTCCTGACGACGGCACAGCAGGTAGCGAACGACATCGGAGCAATCGTCTCCGACTTGGCGCCTGAGTTCCAGACCACCTTCGACAGCATGCTGTTGACGGTAGGTCAGGTCTATCGTGGCGAGTTCCAAGGCAAGGGCGGGCTCGAAGGTGCGCGTGAATACTTCATGCGAGCCATCCTGCCGAACTACGCGAACGCCGACCTGACGGACGAGCAGCGAAAGATGATCCAGCAGTACGGCGAGGCCCTGTTCCCGGACATCAAGTTCGAAGACCTCGTTGCACCGTTGCAGTCGAAGATCAGCAAGTTCGGCAACGTGCTCGGTCAGGTTCTGAAGACAGGAACCGACCTGCTCGCCAAGATTTACGCCAAGTATTCCGCGAGCGGCGTCACGAGCATGCTGACCGCTGCCATCGAGCAGGGCCAGACCATCGCGAACAACTCGAACCCTGCGTTCCAAGCGGGATACACCGCCATCGAGGCGTTCGCCCAGAGCATGGCTCTCGGCACCGAGGCTGGATACCGACAGGCCATCGACATCTACAACGGGGCGCTACAGCCGCTTATGGCCCAGTTGCCTGAGGCGATCCAAGAGCAGTTGAAGTCTGGCTTGAACGTCGCTGGTGGTGCTCTGGGAATCGACATGTCCGGCACCACGCTGACGGTCGAGAACGCCGAGAAGACACGACGCGAGTGGGCACAGGATATCGTCGGCGCGACGTTCCCATCACACAAGGATATCATGAAGGCCATCCGTGACGCTCCTACGAACAAGGAGGTCATCAAGGGTGCGTCTGGAATCCTGACGGACAAGGGTATCTGGAAGGGCCTCACTGGCAGCACGGGAACACGAACCGTCGCCAAGGGTTTCATCGATGATCAGGTCAACAACCTGACCGCCCTGTACAACTCTAGCGACCCGAAGACACAGCGCAAGATCAAGCGCATGGTCAACACCATCCTCGACACCAAGAACCTCCCGACCTACATCAGGACCGCCTTGGAGGGTGCGTTCACGACCGGCATGACCGGTGTCGAGATCGTACCGCCAGAGGGCGAAGAGAAGAAGACCAACTGGCTCGATACCATCATCAAGGGCGCTGGCATCGGCGCTGGCACCGAGACGACCGAGAAGAAGCCGGCACAGGTCTGGCTCGCCGTCCACATGAAGGCAGGCAAGTCGGTCGATAGGACCGTCGAGAAGGTCGAGGGTGCCTACACGGCCCTCAACGGCTTCATGACGCACATCAGCGGCATGCCGTGGGAGGCAGCGGGCATCGCGGCCGGTGGCAGCCTCGCAGGCGGCTTCTTGAAGGGTCTGAACCCAGCCAAGTTCCAGACGGTCGCATGGGGCATCCGTAAGGTGTTCCGTGACGTGACGTGGTACAGCGGTGGTCAGGTGTCAGGTGGCTCGTGGGCTCGTGGATTCAACGACGCAGTACAGAGCACCATCAAGAAGACGCTGACCTTCGTCGCATCCGTGACGATAGGCCAGTCGCCACCACCAGCGGGACCATTGTCGGACATCGACAAGGGAGGCGCCAACGCGGGCTTCGCGTGGGCCTCTGGATTCGGGAACGCGGCTCGTGAGGAAATGCTCAGGAACGCGGCAGAGATGCGAAACCAGAACCTCGGTGAGCGAATGGGTCTGGTCACAGAAGAGAAGTACGACGCGAAGAAGACGATCGACATCCACCTTGACGTTACGTCGAAGGATGGCTCGGTCGATAGGGCAAAGCAAGGGGAGTTCCGTCGGGGAATGATGGACGTATTGGTCGCAGCAGACCTCGAACACTATGTGACGGTTTCATAATGCCAACGAAGACAGTCTACACGAACAAAGACGCCCACATGGGCAAGCAGATCAGTGGTGGCTCCTTCTCCGGCTGGAACGGAAAGGACGACCACTTGCAGGTCGGCGCCACGAACTCCTACAAGTGGCGTTCCGTCATCTACTTCCCCATCTCGTTCTCGGGCATGACAGCCATCAACTCGGCCGTGCTGCACCTTATCAGCCACGTCGGCGGCTCCGATCACCAGTCGCAGTTGTCTCCACCATCCACCATCCTCGTCCGACGCATGACATCGGACTGGGGTGAAGGCGACTCCAATCCGGGCGAGGGAAACCTCACAGGCTCCGAGACATGGGACTGGGACAACAGGTACAACAAGTACACGTCATCCGGCGAGGCAACGAAGTCCATCTCCCAGTCGAACGGCACAGAGGAAACCGTCAACATCACGGACATAGTTCGCTCGTGGTTCAACGGCTCGAACAACTACGGCATCATGTTGATCAACGACTCGTCGGAGTCGAGCCAGAGCAAGGCGATGCTGTTCCGCTCGCGACAGTACTCGTCGGCAGCCCGTGCCTACGTCGTCATCGACTACGAGACAAACACCGAGCCGAACGCTCCGACCAACCTGACGCCGACCGGTGGTGCCGTCGTGCAGTCCATGACTCCGACGTTCAACCTGACCAGATCGGACCCGGACTCCGGTGACTACATCACGAAGTACGCCATCGAGGTTCTGGACGCATCGAACGTCCGTGTCTACCACTCTGGCGAGATTTCCGTCGGCGGCTCACCGACATCCGTGTCGCACGTCTACGGCTCCGCTGCCAGCCCGACCACGCCTCCGGTCGCCCTCATCGAGGGTGCGACCTACAAGTGGCGTGCGTACACCAAGGACAAGGCAGGCGAGGCTGGCCCTGTGTCGTCCTTGCAGGAGTTCGTCCCGAACGCACCGCCATCCGCTCCGACTGTCGTCGTAACCTCGTCACCTGTCAATGACATCAACGACTCCACCCCGTCGTTCAACATCAGCCACAACGATGAGGGTGACCCGAACATGTACGGGTACCAGTTCATCATCAACAACGTGACCGATGGTGACGCCGTAGCATTCGACTCGGGCAACATCGACGTGTCCGGAGCACCGGAACCGACCAAGGCCGTCACGTCGTCCCCGCTGACCTTCGGCAAGTTGTACCGCATCCGAGCCCGCACTCAGGACAACCAAGGAATCTGGGGACCGTTCTCTGCTTCCGTCCAGTTCACCCTGCACAAGGCTGCCGCCCCGACGAACCTGACGCCGACTGGCAACGAACTCACGAACACGACACCATACCTCTCCGGCGACCGTGGCTCCACACCGGACATCATCACGGCGTTCTGGCTGCGAGTCTACACCGACGACGAGTCCTCCACGCCGCTGCCAGCCACGCGCTACACAACCGGCATCGACCCGGGTGGTGTCGGCTTCTCGAAGTTGTACGCAGGCTCCACCCTGTCCGCAGCAACATACTACAAGTGGCAGTCGATGGTCGAGACTGATTCCGGCGACACATCGGCATGGTCCATCCTGTCGAGGTTCTTCGTCGCTGATGCCACGGTTCCGTCCATCACGTCGCCTGCCACGACCGGAATCTCCACGCTGACTCCGACATTCTCCGGTCAGAGGGACACGACGTTCAACAGGTTCCAGTACCAGTTGTACGCAGCAGACGGAGTATCGAGCCTCTTTGACTCTGGCACCATGTCGTCCACCATCACCGGCTCCGGACCATACCTGTTCTCGTCCGTCTACGGCGGCTCCCCTGCCCTCGCATGGAACACGCAGTACAAGTGGCGTGCCCGTGTCTCTGCCGACGGTGGTTCCACATGGTCGCCATGGTCCGGGCTGACTGCGTTCACGACGGCATCCGCTGGCGTGGCCGTCCTCAACAGCCCGACCGTGGACCAGTGGATCACGGACGCGACACCGGACTTCACCATCGACCGATCTGGCACCGACACCATCGACCAGATGCAGGTTCTCGTGTACAACGCATCCCAGCAACTGATATGGGACTCGGGCATGACGAACGTGTCGAACGGCACGACGAACGTCGGACCGATCACCTACGCAGGACCGACGCTCACTGGTGGAGACTACTACTGGGCCGCTCGCTACATGAGCACCATCGGACCGACGGGACCATACTCGGCCATCCGCAAGTTCCGACTCAACAGGCCGCCATCAATCCCGTCGAACCTGTTCCCGACACCGAACTACGTCTTCGGAGACACTCTGCTTCCGACGTTCCGTGCGACTTTCCAAGACCCGGACAAGGATACCAACGGTGACTCACCGAACGGCTGGGACATCGACATCCTCGACGCTTCCGGCTCCGTGCTCGATACGAAGACCATCACGGCCGGTCTGACATCGGGCGTCAACGAGTACACATGGACCGGAGGCGACTACACGCTGTCCTACGGCGTCCAGTACATGTGGCGAACTCGGTTCCGTGACTCGAAGTCGGAGTGGGGAGCATACTCGGCACAGTCGAACTTCAAGCACGCAACCACTCCGAACGGCACCATCTCGACGCCATCCGATGGCTCCAACGTGTCTTCGGTCAACCCGACCATCAACTGGAACTTCTCTGGTGGAACGCAGCAGCAGTACAGGGTCCGCGTGGTCGATGTCTCACCGGGTGCGACGAACGGCTCCGTGGTCTACGATACCACGCCTCCGATCCCGGGCACGGCCACATCCCACCAGATCAACTACCTAAAGAACGGACGCTCATACGACGTGACGCTCACGGTATGGAACACAGACGGACTGTCCGACCCGACGCCATCCATCGTCACCATCACAGCCGTCCTCGATGCCCCTGACCCGATAGCGGGATTGTCTGTCACGACATCAGAAGAGGACTCGAACATCCAGTTGGACTGGGATGCACCGTCCGTGTTGAAGTCACAGCACGTATTCGTCCGATACCAGATATACCGACGCGTCGTTGGCGACGTGGAGTGGTACGAGGTCGGTGAGGTCCGTGCGATGAACACGCCTCGCTACATCGACTGGACCGCTGGAAATGCCATCAACTACGAGTATAGGGTTTCGCAGGTTGACACGAAGACCGGCGCCGGAATCGAACTCGAATCGCCGGATGGTGACGAGAACATACTTCCGACTCGGCTGGATGCTGACGTGTGGATGTTCGTCGGCTTCGACAGGTCCAAGGAGCACATCGTGGAACTGCCTGTCGGTGACGAGGGCCACACCCGACCGATCCAGCAGGAAGAGTTCGAGCCCCTCGGCTCCGACCGCAAGGTCATCATGCGAGGATTCGTCCTCGGCCACGAGGGCTCCATCCAGTGCATCTGGATCAACCAAGAGGTCCAGTCCTCAGAGGACGAGCAGGTGTTCTACAACGAGACGGTCATAGGCCGTCGTCTAGTAGACTACCTGACTAGGAACAAGGGTCCGCACATCCTGAAGTCCCCGTTCGGTGACGTGTGGGCAGTGGAGTTCCAAGGTCCGACATACAAGTGGCTCGACACGGGCAACCTGCAAGTTGACCTCTCGTGGATCGAGACGGGCCAGACCAGCGGGGTGGTCGTGTAATGTGGAGGCAGGTGTATGACATCAACGGGGCCAAGGTGGCTTCGAACACCCTGTTCTTCCAAGCGCTCTCCACCCTCAACGAGCAGGCCACGCCACAGGCGTCCGTCAAGGTCGAGTTCCTCGACACCGATCTCCGCAAGGTCAAGGACTCGACCATCTTCTCGGCGGACCGGACGAACAACGTCACGAACTTCATCACCGACGGCAACATCGACGTTGACACGACGAGGGGGGCGAGACGCACCGGGGAACTGACCATCATGAACCCCACGTCCGAGTTCACACCGGGCACGGACCAGTTCCAAGGCGGCTCCGGCGTCTTCACTGGCAAGGTCTACCTCAACCGAATCGTGCGCATCTGGAAGGGTGCGTATGTTGCTGGTCAGCCATACTTCATCCCGGTCGGCACCTTCATGATCGACGGTGCGTCCGTCATCATGGAGCGCAACATGTCACTCGTCAACCTGACGATGACGGACCTGTGGAAGAAGATGGCGAAGTCCTACATCGGCGCGGAGCAGAAGACGTTCGACGCAAAGACGCCATACAACGACATCATACGCACCCTCGCTGACGACTCCGGCGTGGACCTCGACACGATGCAGATAGGTTCGCTCGGCGGTCGAGACATCGAGGACCGGCGCATCCAGAAGAAACTCATCATCAAGGAGGGCGAGTCGCGCGGTGACCGGCTGAAGTCCCTCTGCCAGCAGTGGAACATCGACATCTACTTCGACCCTATGGGGTCATTGCGGTCCGAGGACAGGACCACGGACCGTGACAGGGAGACTGCATGGACGTTCTCGACACCACCGATCGTCGCAGGCGCTGGTGGACACTTGGTCACACTCACTCGATCGTTCAACGACGACAATCTCTACAACCACGTCGTCGTCACATACAATCTGGACGACAAGAACAAGACACCGAAACGAGTCTACAGGATGAACAACAACGTGAACTCTCCGTTGAACGTGGACCGTATCGGAAGAAGGGTGCTGATCAAGAACTACGAGAACATACACACGGAGGCGGCAGCAAATCGCGCCTTGGACAAGTTGTGGAAGTTGCGTACGCAGTTGTCGGAAACCATCGACGCACAGGTCATATCGAATCCGGCCCTTGAAGGGGATGATGTCATCAGGTTCCGTGAACTGGATTTCGTCAAGGTGGATGCACGTTACAGGTTGTCACGGTTCACGGTGCCCCTCGTCTCGAACTTGCAGACGTTGCAGGCCATGAACCTGTTGACCGAGGAAGATTTCTAAGTGGGATTGGAAGCGCAGCGCATCATAGATGTCATTCGCCAAGCGGTCACGCAGATGACTCGCAACGGCGCGATGATGCAATATGTCCGTGGACAGGCCGTCACTGGCGGTGCGTATCAGGTTTCCGCCTACGTGTCGGGCTCCGATATCGCGTCCGACTACATAGACGTGACGGATGGCGTGTACGTCCCTGCCGGCGCCTACGTCGAGATCGTCCAGACGGAGGACGAGCAGCGGGTCACCCGCGTCGTCCCGTCCCTCTTCGCACGGTTGGCCGTCGATGTGCTCAACGGTCGCATCTACACGGGAGACGGCCTGACCGAGGTCAACGACCCGGGAGTCTCCGGCTACGCCCTCGTCTCTGGTGGGCCGGGTGGTTCCGCCTACTGGGCTCCGGCGTCTGGTGCCTCCTACATCGGCCCACAGGGTCCTCAGGGGCCTCAGGGACCGACTGGCGCCACGGGTGCCACAGGTGCGACCGGTGCCACAGGTGCGACAGGAGCGACGGGTCCCGCTGGTCCGCCGATCGGCCTCAGGTACTACTTCTCCACGACCACCACTGGCTCCGACCCGGGCTCAGGGTACATCCGGCTCGGTAGCGGAACGCTCTCTGCCGTCACGTCCGCCTACATCAGCCAGACGGATGCCAATGGCAGCGCCGTGGGCTCGCTGCTCGCCACATGGGACGACGCATCCGCAGCATCCGATAGGTCGTTCCTGTTCATCTACAGCGCCACGGACCCGACCAAGTTCGCCGCGTACTCCGTCAACGGCTCCATCACGGACAACGGCTCGTGGGACACCCTGCCGCTGACGTACCAGTTCGGCTCCACCCTGTTCACGAACGGGGACGTGGTGTACATCGGCTTCTCGAACACTGGTGCTCGTGGAGCGACGGGCAACACCTTCGGACCGTCGTACAGCATCAACTCGGGAACCTCGGCGCCACCGTCGTCCGGGCAGTTGCGATTCAACAACTCAACCCTGTCGTCGGTCACCGAGATATACATCCACGACTCCGGCTCTGGGTCCACCGATAACTCGAACTACCTCAACATGTTCGATGACTCGACATCGACCATCAAGGGCTACCTCGCGGTCGAGCAGTCCCAGACCCAGTTCGCCATCTTCCAAGTCAACAGCCTCACGGATAACTCGACCTACTTCACGGTCGGCGTCACGTATCTCACGTCCGGAACGAGCGCGTTCACCATGCCGGGAACCGGCGACGTGCTCTTCATGAGGACGGGCGACAAGGGTGACACGGGAGCGACGGGCTTGACGGGTTCCACAGGCTCCACAGGCTCGACCGGGCCGCAGGGCGACCCGGGAGTCGGACCGGGTGCGAGGTTCGTCTTCGACAACTCGACATCCTCCGCTGACCCGGGCACAGGCGAACTGAGGCTCAACCACGCCACGCCGTCGTCGGTGTCCGCGATGTACATCAGCGAGACTGACGCCGACTCCACGGCGCTCGCATCCTACCTCGCAGCATGGGCAGACCCGACGAGCACCATCAAGGGCCACGTCATCCTGCGCCACAAGACGAACACGGCCAAGTGGGGCGTGTACGCCGTCCTCGCACGTACCGACAACGGCGCATGGGACACCATCTCGTTGCTGCACTACGCCTCGGGAACGGCCTTCGCGAACGGGGACGAACTGTATGTCACCTTCATCCGCACCGGAGACAAGGGAGACACGGGCGCTCAGGGAGACTCGGGAGCGTTGTCGTCCTCGACTCCGAACGCGGTATCGGCGTCGGGTGCCGCTGGCGCATCTGCCTACGCCTCACGAGGCGACCACACACACGCGCACGAGGCTGCACACGTAGCCCACGATACTATCTGGGATGCCAAGGGCGACTTCGTGACTGGCTCCGGCGCCGACACGGCCGTCAAGACCACCATCGGATCGGACGATACCATCGTCATGGCCGATGCTTCCCAGTCGGGCGGTATCAAGTGGGTCGGCTCACAGACGCCATCCACTCAGGCCGTGGGAGACTCGGCCGCACAGGGCACGGCGGACACGTACTCCCGTGGCGACCACAAGCACGCGATGCCGGCGTTCGGCTCGCCATCGACGCAGGCGTTCGGTGACTCGCCAGCCGACGGCGCTGCCACGTCCATCGCCCGATCAGACCACAAGCACGGCATGCCGTCGCTCTCGTCACCATACGTTCAGGTCTACACGACCGCAGGAACGCACTTCTGGAACAAGCCAGCAGGCGCCCTGTGGGTCCTCGTGGAATGCCAAGGCGGTGGAGGCGGCGGTGGAGGAACTCAGGCCACGGGCTCTGGCGCTGCCGCAGACGCTGCTGGTGGCGGTGGAGGCGGATACAGCCGCAAACTGTTCGCAGCATCCGACCTCCCGTCGCAGTGCAACGTCGTCCGTGGCGCTGGTGGCGGTGGAGCATCGGCCGGCAACAACGACGGCTCCGACGGTGGAGCATCCCAGTTCTCTGGCACGGGCATCACGACCGTATCGGCGTCGGGTGGTGCAGGTGGTAGAGGATCGTCCACGACCACAGGCTCCACTTCGTCTTCAGGCGGAACGGGTGGTGGCGGCTCTGGCGGCGACTTCACACGCCCCGGTGGCGACGGAGGCACGGGCCGTGTCGCTGCTGGCATCGCTAACTTCACGGGACGTGGCGCGGAGTCCTTCTTCGGAGGCTCCACGCGTTCCACCAACGCAGCAGGCGCAAACGGCTCGACCTATGGCGGTGGCGGCTCTGGCGCATCCGCTGGCGCATCGACATCCGCTCGTGGCGGCGGTGACGGAGGCGCCGGCATCGTCATCGTCACGACGTTCTATCAGTAAGGGGAGACAATGGAAGATTTCATTCTCAACATAGCGGCGGTTCTGGCTCTCGTTCTTCCAGTCTTCTCGGTCTGGGCAGCAATCAGCCTCTTCCGCCTATCGAGGGCCAACCCCCGCGTGACCGCTCTTCGCGAGCGTAGTCGCACGGCTGGTATACTCGCCCTCACGTCGGTATTTGGCGGCTTCGTCGGGCTCCACAGGATATACACCGTCACCGTTGGTGACTCGCTGCTACCTCGCGAGGTATGCGTCATCCTGCTGGTGCTCATCATCCTTCTAACCAGCGTACCGAACGTGCTGTGGGCCTTGGGGTACAAGATGGGTGACCTGAATGGACCCGAGTAACCTTTCCAAGGTGTTCGATGGCCCGACGGTCATCATCATCATCATGTTCATCACGGCGATAGTGTCGCTGGTGTCTGGTAGAGTCATACCGAAGTTCGTGTATGACCGAGAGAAGGACCGAGCGGACAAGGGCGAGGTACAGATCGAGAAGTTGACTGACTTGCTCGAAGACTACAACTCGCAACTGAGGGCGCTCAGGAGGGGTCAGACCGATGGGTAGTTGGTTCAGGAACCTCGTAGCGATACTTCTCCCGTGGTATCACGCGGAAGAGGAACGCGAGCGAGACGTACACACAGAGCGTGTCCACAACAGGGCAGAGCGAGCGATAGACGAGGCCAACTACCTCATCGACTCCTACGTTCAGGCCGACAAGATACTACGCAAGCACAAGCGCATTTGGAGACTCAATGGCAACTAAGATAGCGGTGGCGAACAGGTTCGTCCAAGCCAAGAACGACTCGTATGGGAACAGGCGTGGCCCTGCCCTAGCGCTGGTCTACCACATGGCCGAGGGCAACAACGTCTGGCGCTACCTGTCAACCGGGAACATCGCACGAGGCGTGTCCGTCCACTTCACGGTGGAGGCAGACGGCGAGATCGTCCAGATGATGGGGCTCAACCGCATCTCGGGCTCGGTCAACCCGGACACCATCCGCGTGACGAACGACGCATACTACGGCGCCAAGCATGCCAAGGGCGTGCTGGGCTCGTGGTGGAAGAACCCGAACAACGCGACCCTATCGGTCGAGATCGCGGGCAAGGCCGTCAACGGCCCGAACGCGAAGCAGGTTGCATCCTGCGTCAAGTTGTTCGAGGCGCTGCGGGTCCTGTACCCGTCCATCGTACCACTCGGCCACAGGGACTTCCAGAGCGTCAAGCGATGCCCGGGGACCACGGCCAGCATGAAGTCCGTGTTCACCAAGTGCGGTGGTCACGGCCTCGACTACAAGAAGCCGACGGCTCCGTCGAACAGCGGGGCGTCGAACAGCACCAAGGATGGTGGAGAGATGATCGTATCAACGAATGGGATCAAGACGACCTCCGATACGGTCGTCACAATCAAGGACAAGACGAAGGTGTACTTCGCGCCCGACGACAAGAAGGAGGCGTTCATCGCCTCTGGAACCAATAAGCGGGAACTGTACGGCTACGGCCGCTTCAACGACTCCGACTGGATGGCCGTGAGGTTCAACACCAAGCAGACATTCAGCGACGGCGTGACGCGCCCGGTCATCGGCTGGGTCAAGGGCAGGCTGCCGGTCGAGAGGCGCCCTGTCGCGCCCGCTGACCCGCTACAGGCTCAGGTCGCTGACCTGACCGCCAAGTTGGAGAAGGCACGAAAGGCGCTCACGGACGCTGGGGTCGCGGTGGACAACGCCAGCGACATCATCCAGCAGGCTGAGGCGGCCGTCAAGTAGCCCCCTCAGGTCCCCGGAAACCGGCCTAGGAGGGCCGTGGTGACCCGTTTACCCCCATTCGGGTATCTAGACACCACCTTCACGGAAATGCTCATATTCACCACACGGTGAAGATGGTCCAGATGGTAAAGAAGAAGCCCCGGAAGCGTCATGCCTCCGGGGCTCTTTTGCTATTGGTCGTGCTCCTGATCGAACAGGTGGAGCGTGAACGTCTGGAAGCCCTCAGGCTCCGGACGGCACTCGATGGGCCAGATGGACACCGAGGCGTAGTGGTCAGGGTCCATGCTCAGTTGCACGTCCCCGATGCGACGGAAGAGGTCGCTGACCTCCTGACGCATGTCACTCAACTCGTTCCTGTACCCGCTCGTCAGGTGGACATCGATGACCACGTTGAGGTCACCCTCAGCGATCTGTCCGCCGATGAGCGGGATGTCGTGCTCGCAGCGACCCAACCTGACCTCGTATCCGTCGTCATCGAGATGCTCGAACAGCCTCTTCTCGATGCGCTGGCGGAACGTGGCGTAGGGGTCGTCCTCAGTGTCTTCGAGGTCCCACTTGATGATGGTCTTGCCCGAGTGGCCGTGGATGACCTCAACGTCATCGATCGAGGCGTAGACCCCTGTCGATGCCGTCTCCGTCATCCAGCGTATGGCGACCGTACCGTCCTTGAACTGGACACCCTCTGCGACGATGCCAGTGCCAGAGACGCCAGTCTCATCCTCCTGACGGTCGAGATGGAACGTCCTCATGCGGCGTTCGGGTCTGCGGGCTCCTGAGGCATCGGTGGCATCAACTGCGGGGCAAGCACGCCCATCTGGCAGACAGCATTAGCCAACTGCTCTAGGCTGGCCAGTGCCTCCGCGTTGCCAGACGACCACTGAGTCAGGTTGTACTGCACGAGGCCATCATCGTTGACGATGGTCAGGGTCATGTCACCGATCGCAACTCCGTCTTCGGAGCAGAAGGTGCTGATTCCGGTGAGGTTGCTGATGGTCGTGTCCTGCGCGACCGTGGTGCCCGTCACCAGCAGCAAGGCTGCCAGTGACAGGCCGATGGACCTGAGGATTCTCATGTTACTCCCTCTTGCGTGCGAAGACGACGAGGCTGAGGATGATGATGAGGCCCATGCCTGCGACGGCGAGGACAGCAGCATCATTGGTGCCCGAGTCGGTCGGTCCGGCCATGTCGGTCGGTGGCAACTCTGGCGGAACCGTCGGTCGAGGCGTCTTGCGAGGCTTCTCAGTCTCGCGCGGCGTCTCTCGCGGCGTTGCCGTCGGAGTCGGGCTTGGGGTGATGGACGGGCTTGGTGACGGCGACGTGCATGGTGGGCACGACTCGCTTCCCTGAACCACTCGCCATCCCTCGCCTGCCGGGGGCTCAGTGCCCCGTTCGGACGTGACGACGCGAGTCTCGACGTTC